ATGTTCCATTTGTATTAATAATAACATTTGTGCTCGTTCTTTGAAAAGAAAAAGTCGTATCAGAAAGATCATTCTCACTTCTTATTGATCGCGTAAAAGAAGTTCCAATTGGAAATAATAACGGGTATAAGTTTTTTTGTTTTAATTCTGCATTTCCTGTTGTTGTATTTACAACAACATCCGCAAAAAAGTTTGTTGGAGAAGAAGCATATACAGAACGAACATTAGCAAACCCACCAACATTTTCTAATAATTGAAGATCATATAAATATAATCTTAATTTTCCGGTAGGAGTCCCCAATACACCAGAATCATAAACTAGAGATTTTACTTTTGCTGTTCCTAATTTAGTCCCGGTAGGAGTGTCAGTATTTTTTAAGGAATTGGTTACTCGTTTTTCTCCAGTATCTGGGGAAGTTCCAGAATAAAGTTCAACTTCAGTCCCTTTATCTAATGTAGGCAATCCAACAATTTCTTCTAATAGTAAATAATTAGAAGAACGAACAGATAAAATTTGAGAATTAACATCTACATAATCGGTACTTTTATTAGTTTCAACATGAGATGTCACTAATTTATTAATTTCATACCCTTTTACATAGGCTAATCCTGGTTCAATATTAATATCTAATTTGGTAGAGTCTCCCCCATCCGTACTTAATAAATACCCTTCATTATCTCCGGTATTAAGATGTTCACGAATTCTTATTCCCATACCTCGAACACAATAATCTCCGGATTCATCATATGTTCGTTTAGCTATTTCATCTCCGATAATCGCATATTGTGATCTTTCATTTTTTGTTTGGACAACACCATCTTTAATTTTAAACAATTCAACAAATTCTGGTAATGAATTTGTTGCATCAATATCAATTTTAGAAAGAATTGGTTCTAATTTTAAACGATCTGCTCCAGGAGCATTATAATTTGGTGTTCCATTAGCATTATCTAATAATGATTCATCATCACCATAACCAACAATATTGATATTAATATTAAATCCAACACGACAAGTAGGTGTTCCTGAAAATGCATCTAAAATAATACTTTGTTTATCAAAATCAAGAAATAATCCATTAGAAAAAACTACACCTTCTTCAATAGAAAATAATGACCCTTTACCAAAAATTGGAACATCGCCAAATTGTTCATTTTCAATAACAATAGTATTCAATGAATTAGATACATCTTCTAATACTTCTCCTTGAATAAAAATATTGTTAGTAGATGTGATGTCTTCTGAACCCGCAAAATATCTTATAAATCCGACATAATACGAGTTACTATTATATGATACTTGCTGAACTTGGATAAACCGACCCTTTACACCCGAAGTTTGTCCAATGACAGTCGTATTAACAAAACTTGTTGGGTTTACCAGATTTCCAACTAAATTTTCTGTAGAAAGAATAACATATGGAACTTGTGTATCAATATCAAATTGACCACCAGATACTAGTGAACCTTCATCGAAAATATGTCTTCCAAATTTTTCAATTTGATTTTGAAGAGTAGTTTGTTGTTGTGTTAATTCTCTTGCTTGAACTGGATATGCAGGTTTATACAGAATTCGATAATATTTTTTAGTATTATCAAAATCATCTCTATAAGGTGGTTGTGGTGTAGTATATGTTATTGTTGCCATAATTTTTTTTCTTTAAAATTGAACAATCATTCTAATTTCTTCTCGGGTAGTCGCACTTCGTTGAATTGCATCTCTATTTTCAATAAATAAAATATCTCCAGTAAATGGTTCATATTCTGAATCATTGATTGCTACAATTTCACCGGTTTGTGATGTTTCAGGACATTGTATTATATGTCCAACGCCAAATGATCCATATCCAGTTTTATTGTTTTGATGATAATAAATAATTTTATTATCAGAATCAAAATAATCAACAAAAGCATAGGCAGATGTTGTGGTGTCTTGAATAATGTCATCTGCTGAAAAAGAACCAGCATCAACTTGAATTCTTTTTAAACAATTTAATGTTGACACTGTGGCGATATCGGAAGGTGAACCAGAGGTATATGGATTTTTTATTAACCCAATTCGTCGATAATCATTAGTAACCATAAAATCGCCGTCTTCATCATCATTAATATCAACAGCAATTTGAACATTGTATGCGCCTAATTCGGATATTGGATCATATCCATGTCCATTTTTAGGAGAAAGAACTGCCCTTGCTTTTGCGCCAGTTCCACCACCACCGGAAATAACAACTTTGACATAATCATAACCGGTTCCATGTTTTAATCCATATTTTCCTCCTTCGATAATTGAATCCGTTAAAGAAATATTAATAGCAGTCACAACACCATTAGTAACAGTTGCTGTTGCTACTGCACCTGTACCATTACCTTCAAACGTAATAGTTGGTGCAGATGTATATCCAGAACCACCATCTTCTACAACAATTTTAAAAATTCCACCAGAAATATCTGTTTGATTTGGGTCTTGAGTTGTCTTAGCAACAACTGGAAAATAAGAATCATTATAAAATGTTAATGCATCCGAAGCAGAAATTTCATTTATGTAGTGCCATACATATCCATCTGAATATCGTAATGGTTCTATTCCAATATGTGTTGGTTGAACAGTGGACACAGAAGAACCCGCTAATAAACATTTATATATTTTATACGTTGATGTAATTACATAGAAATTTTTATCGTATATTGTATTGTATGATGTGATGCCATCATCAACATTTATTTCTGAAAAGTTATCATCCCATGCAGTATATAAAGAACCAAATGTCCATTTGATAGTTGGTGCAGTATTAACAATATTTGCTGGATCAACTTTTTTCATGGCAATTATTTCATTATATATTTTGGCTTTATCATATTCTCCGTCAATTGGTGTTTCAACGACATCATCGGCAGTTGCTGATAACTCATCAGACCAATAATCTGATTTTGCTAACCATAAGTAAAGATAATTTTGAATTGGTGAATCAGAATATGCGGATATAAAATTATTAGCATTTTCTATTCTTTGTTCTTTTGTTACAATCGCTGTCATATTTTTTCTCTAATAGATATTAGTTATAAAAACTTATTTTACTTTATTTATACAATAGGTGAGCCGATTTCTTCTTGTTTAATATAAGAATTAGCATTAAAATCACCTAAAATTAAATGAGAAATCGGAGTTTCTCCATATTCTTTTATTTTAGTTTCGGTATTAAATAAAAATCGAGTCGTTAATGATCGTCCATGATATCTTTCTGAAATTGGAATTGCCACAAAAGTCAACAAAACGAAACTATCAGCAACCATCATTTTCCATTCATCGGCTGTAATTAATATTTTTATTACTTTAATAAGATTTTCAATTTTTCCAAATTGTTCTATTGGCATTTTTCCGTTATTTCCATTAATTAATAATAACAATGTGGTAAATAAAATAAATCCAGCCGGATGTAATAATTCTTTGAAAGGTTTTTCCCATTCGCTTCCTTGAATATCAATACCCACATCATACGAATATTGTTGATAATAATAACTATCTTGCAGATAAATATTATCGCTTAAAAATCCATCATTTGTTTTAAAATATCCTTTATTTAAAACAAATCCTTTTAATTCGCTTTGAGCGCCATCCAATGATATTCTTGATTGATTATCTCCGACCCATTCACCATCAGACGCAATTAACACATCTTCCCATGGAACATATATTCTTGGAGTCTTATTATATAAGACCCTAAAAAAACTACGAATGGCATCAAATGATCCTTTTTGTCGTAAAAATGTTCCGATATATTTTAAAAATATTCTTTTATCCAGTTTTAGATCATTTGCAGCAAAAAATGATCTTCCATATTCATAAAACCATTTAATAATTGTTTCTTCATCAGAATCAACATCAATGCTATCTATATTTCTTTTTTCAGATAATGTGTTTATTGAGGCAGAAATACCAGATTTATCAGAAGAATTCTCAAATAAATAATATTTTTCTAATAATGTAACTAATGTTTGTATTTCTTGACGCAATCCAACAGGAAATAATTCATTTACAGATAATATTTCTTTTGCACTATTTAATGGATTATTTAATGAAGTCGAAGATGTACTTAAAGGAATACTAGCAATTCCACCACCTTTTAATTTAGCAGTAGAAATTAAAACTTTTTTTGATTTTAACGCATTAACATTAGTAATGGGTAATTGTTGAAGTTCTTCTTCTGTTGGCATTTGTATTTAACAATAATGTTATTATTCAAATAGAGTAATATTTCTATTTGTCGGATTATTTCTTACGATTCCTAATGAATTTTCTGTTTGTAGAAAATCTTTTTCTACTCTAATTTTTATATTATTCTCATCTAATTGTAAAAGTTGATTTCTCAACGGAACAATATCATATGATTTTGGATTGATATATAAATCAATATTAGAATCAATATCTGGATTAAATCCATAAAGATAAATGGTTTTTTCTGAAATATTAATATATCCGATATCAACATTCTCAATAATTTGAGTTCCACCAGTTCCAACATATACTAATATCAATTGTCGTTTATTACTGTCAATTGAATCTGGACGATCTGTAATATAAACTAATTTATTATTTAATCGAAATGGTGTTGATTTCACAAAAACATTATCCGAATCATAATCATAAAAATCTGTCGGTATGAATAATTGAAACACATTATCATAATAACGAGTTAATTCTAATTTTTTAATTAAATACACATTTGCGACAGTATTTTGTATCGAATATTCAGACGAATCAATAATTTTTAATAATTGAGAATGTCTAAAAACACCATTAAATGTTTTTAAACTATCATCTTCGTATTGTAAAATTGAATTTCTTATTATATCAATAATTTCTTGAGGAGTATTGGTTGTTTTTGTTTCATCATATTTAGAAACAATATCCAATCCAATATAAGTATATTCAGCATCAACAATTCTTGGAGAGATTGTAGCAACTCGTCTCCCTTCTAAAATTTCATTTAAAATATATTCTTTTGATGCGTCTGATAATAAATCCCCATCTGTTGGTTTAATACAAATATAAACTCTTCCATATTCAGCAGGAGTGCTATCTTCTCCGCCCCATACATTAATAGTTTCTGTTTGTGGAAATTCTTTTTTAATAATAGAAGCATAATCTTTATATGTCACGCATCTGTTTTGAGCTTCATAATAATGTGAAGCATTAAATCGTATTGATTCAATGCCTTCTTTATCTCCACCCCCATTTCCAGCCAATACTGTTGTAATATATTTACTTTCAGTATTAGATGTTATATTGATATCTGTATTAAATACGTTTATTCCGTTAGCGGTAGCACCTGCACCATAAAAATATTCTATTTCAATAATATTTTGAGCTTGAGGGGAAATTCCAACATTTCCTCCCGTGAAATAAATTTCATATAGTCCTAATGAATTTTCTTCTATAAAATAAACTGGGGTTTCATCATCAATTGACGAAAAAACTGAAAATTTTTCATATGTGGTGTGAAACGAACTTGATTCGGATTGTTTTACTCGAACTTGAATCGTTGAAATATCAACATCTCTATCAACAATTTCAAATTTAGAATATGGATTTTTTGAATTAAAATAATATCGAATAATTTTCCGATTTCCTTGACGTAAAGTAACATCAGAAAAAATAAAATTTCCATCTATATTTCGTTCTGCCGAATGTTCTTCGGTGACATACCAATTTAATTGTCCACCAGAAAATATAGAATTTTGACGTAAATAAGCAACAGTATTAGTATAAGATTCAGAAGGAACGACGGTTAAATCAATTGTGGCTAAAGCACACGAAACAGAATTAGGAGTATATCCTAATTGTTTAACAAGAGATACTATATTATTTCTTGATTGGACAGTATCAAGAAAACTTTCATTCAACGCCAAATGAGCAGTCATTGCATTCATTTGAGTATTATAGGCTAACACATCTAATAAAATATTAAGTCCAGAAGAGTCAAAATCATAATCAAGAAATTCGGTCTGAGACGAAAGAAATGTTTTTAGATTTTGTTTTATTAAATTGAAATCTAATTCAATATTGGTCCCTTTTAATTGAGTTGCTGCTGTAGTCATATCTATATTTTATCGTAATCTTTTTAATTGAATTTTAACATCTGGAGTATTTTGTAAATTTTGAATGCTATATACAATTTCAACACCAATTGAATTTGCATCTCTTCCGTCAATTGTTTTTATTTTTTTAACTTTAACTCGCGGCTCAAATAATTCAATTGATCTTTTAATTTGATCCTCAATATCTAATGGATTTAATAAATCAATATTAAATAATAAACCATTTAATGGTGTACCAAAATTGGCATTAAACGGTTTTTCTCCTGGTTCTGTTAAAATTAAATTGATCAAAGCACGTCTAATTGCCGTTTCTTCTTTTAACGGAACTAAATTATTATTCAATGGGTGTTTAATTAATCTCAAATCAAAATCACTATAGACTTGATCACGAGAATATATATCCTCATATTCATAGATAGAAGAACTATTTTGATATTGATTGATTGTTGTTTGTGTCATCTTATATCATATTTATAATAGAATAAAATATTTATTATACTTCTACTTTATGATGAATATCTGGTGGTAATGCTTGTTTATGAAGAAGATTAACAAATTTTGCCTCATATAATTTATGATTTAAATAAGTAAACGTTCCACCTCCACCATCGGTTTGAACATGAATCCAAGGAAGTCTAGTTCCGGTTGTTTTATATTCTAAAATAATCGCTGAATATCCTAATCCACCTTGACACCATTTAGCCATATCATAATAATATCCTTTTCCAAGACCAATGACTTGAAAATCAAAGGCATTTCCTTTTTCATGTTGACTTCTACATGAAGTTGCTTTTCTAAAACCAGATGTTAATTGTAGTTTTCCTTTTGGTCTTCCATAGGTATTAACAGCAAATCCACCTAAATGTTCATATAATGGATCAACCGCAGATCGAGCTAGTTTGGATAGATTTTTAACA